TTATTCTCCATATCCGTGATTCTTTACTGGTTCTCCATTTACTCGCAAGAGGTTGCACTGATAGATGCTACACCTCTTCGGGTTCTTTCGTGGCGTGCCATCCTTCTTGCAGGTCATACCGCGATATACCAGGCAAGGCAAGGAGTTGTATTCGTGGGTTCTCTTCGAAATCTCCCAGCTTTCAACCCTTATCGTGTCGCAGTGGTCGCTGATATAATCTCCTACCAAAACTGAGCTGTGCTCAGTAGCAAATGCTCTTGCCAGTATTCTTCTTTCGTTCTCAGCCTTCACGTTGATTTCGTGCAGGGCTTCTCTGTACTCTTGTTCTGTCATTGTCTTCTGTCTCTTTTAAATGGTCTATCTTCAGTTGTCTATCCAACTTGGTTTTCATTCTGTTCATCTTATGTTCGAGCCTGCCAATCTGCTTGTACGATAACCACTCCGGCTTAATATTCAACTCCAGCCATAACTGGCGCATTTCCTTGCAATGCCGGGCGATGCTCGGGAAATAGAGGTGTCGCCAGTATGGATAGCGAAGGAAGTACTTGCAATCGGATAGCATACGACCAAGCATCATGTATTTATGCTTCTGCCCTTCTCCAAGACTGACAAGCCTTCCGTTGTCTCCAATCCACAGCATTGCGCCCTCTCCCTTCCAGTAAAAGTCGAAAGCCTTGCTTACTGGGTAATAATAGCCATCGAGCACCGTGCCTTCCTTAAGGTCTCGCCCAATCTCTCGCAGGCAGGTTCTTCCCCAGCTGGTCATTACCTCGACCACCGCTTGCGCTGGCATCTTGTCGTATTCCTTCATATTACTCTCGATTTATATGTTTCTAACCTTAATTACGTATCTGAATTGAAGGAGACCAAAGCACTCAATCTGTATCAATCTTACTGATACGGCTGAGCCATCAGCAAGAAATGCTATCGCTTCCCCGGCAACACTCTTCTTAATATCTTCGTGACCTTTATCAAGGAAGAACTCCTTCGCTTCCTTTTCAGATTCAACAATTCCTTTGAGACCTTCTTTCTCACTATCTTCTTCGAGAACGTCCTTAAGATATCCGGTGTTCTCCCATTTAAAATTGTTCTTTGCAACAATCTTATTAAACCTAATATTGGTAATCGTAATCATATAACTGACTTAACCGTGATGTCGAGGGCTGATGATTTTAAAATTGAGCCTTCCAGACGATGCTCTTCAATTCCTTATATTGTTCAAAACTCTTAGGATGGATGATCGTGTCATCCTTCTTCATCTGATGATATCCGTTTCCGATTTCAGTTGTGAAATCCGTAACACTCGTCAGGAGATTGCGAAGCGTTGCCAGTTGTTTCCCGGTCAACGCTAGAAACTTTACGCTGTTGTTCTTCTCAGTGATGCTGCCCATGTCAAATTGTTTTTTAATGTTTAATATTGCTCTGTCTGTATGAGGAAGGAACTTCATTTCTGAAATGTTCGCCAAACCCTCATCGGATGTTCTGTGACGCTTATACGCATCGAGAAGGACGCTCAATGCTTCATATTCCTTCTCGGTCAATTCTACATGTATCTTATCCATTGCCTATTTATTCTGATATTTCTCGTTCCGTGATGTAATATTTGAATGTCACTCCACTCATTTTAACCTTGAAGTGTCTGTCTCCTTCTTCCAGCACTTCTGCTTGTGGGTTGTTTCTAAAGACTTCCTTGATACGAGAGAATCCCTGCTTCATTCTCTCCTTGGTTCTGTAGTCTTCGATGTGACTATCAACTTGCCCAAGGCTATTTTTGCCGTTCAAAATGTACTGTTTCATATCTTGATATATTGTGCAGGGCTTGCGCCCTGCTGGTTAATACTTTTCTATCCAATACTCTGTTGTACGATTCAATCCTAAGCATGCAAATTCAGTCTTGAAATAACCTTGGCGTACCCAGTGAGGATAAAAATTATCGGTTTTTTTATATTCCCTAAACAAGCCGTTCAAGAATTGCTCTGCCTTGTCCTTGCGTGTAAAGTTTGCCAACTCATCGATTTCCTCGCCTTCAACCTGTTTCTTGATGTAATATTTTGCTCTTGCCATGGTTTTAATCTCCTATAATCACTTAGCATACAATGTTACAACCAGACCCCTGCGGAGAGCGCATCTGCAAGCATCTGCACCAGCCTTCAATGCTCTCTTGATGAACTTGTTGAATAACTCTGCACCGATGAGCTTCAAGATACCGCTTACACCTACGAGAGTGTTTATCTTCTTTCCATCCTCTGTATGTCCGAAGACCTTGATACGGAAGTTAGAGTTGATGAACTTAGTAGTGAACTCTAAAACGTTTGCCTTAACTGTTGACTTTTTCATAATTCTATATTTTTTAATTGCCGAATGATTAAGTGTCTGTATCTCAAACACGTCGCAAAGATATTAATATTTTTCGATACTCCGAATGATTTTCCCGATAATTTAACTTTTATTTTGTGTTTTCTTTTCAAACACCGTTGTATTTTAATTTTGTTTGCATTTTCATGTTCATTTTCTAACCAAAAAAGCAGACCGCATCCCTGCGCCCTGCTTCTGAGAACAAACAAAACCTACCTTTGCACACGCTTGCGCAATATAATAGGTAAAAGTATAAAAAGATATTAGAACACGTATTTATTTTTTATCCTTCTTTTTCCACCTCACGAGGATTGCTTGAAGCAGCGTGAGACCAAGAAACAGAAGAAAACAATCTCCTATTATTAGCCTAATGCGAGTTAACAGGCTCATCTGCTTCCCGACTTCCTTTGTCTTCCACTTCGTAATGTATTTTGTGCTGGCAATGGAATCTGTTGCAAGCCTGTGGGTATCACTGAATATCGTATCAGTCTTGTAGATGCACACCTTGTCAGTTTTCGTCAGCAGATGCCATCTGTCCTTGTATACCGTATCGCCCTTGATCTGCACGACAACAGAATCTTTCCTGTAGATGCTATCGTGGGCGAAGATGTTGTTCCATTTACTCAGATACTTATTATCTGTATCTTGTTTCTTGCTCAGATGCACGCTATCTCGTAATATAGTGTTATTTTCCACCGTTTTGCCGCTAGAACAGCCAAAAAACAAAACTGGCACAATTATACACCAAACGAAAAATAACGCCACAGAGCGCAAAAATCCGGGGTTTATTGAATTTCTCATATTTTCGAGTTTAGATGTTCATATTAAATACACTTTCATACCTTCAAGGCTTTTTTCGCCCTTCCCAAGTATACCTCGCATTGAGCAAGACCATTGAAGCCACCATTGATGCGCTTGCGGATAGCCTTCATATCGTCTTTGTCTGCGAGCTCATTGCAGCCGAACTTCTGGAATACCCACATCGAGGATTTCGTTGCACCCAGAGGACGTTCCAGCAGTTCCGGGCACCTCACCACATCGAAGCCGCAGTAATTGGCATAAGCAGAGTAATTCGCTCGCCCGGTAATCTGTATCAATCCCCTGCCCTTGAATCTTACGCCATCCCCCGGCTGAGTATTGCCAAGGCTCTTCCTGCCCTCGTATGCCTTTCCGCTTGCCAGTTCCTTGGTATATCTGAGCTCACCGGATTCGTGCGCTATTTGCGCCAGATAATGAGCCATGCGAAGTTTCGTATTAATACCGAATTCCTCTGCCCATCCATTTATGATTGATAGATAAGTATCAACACGCTTCTTTGCATTCGGCATGATTGCCAGCAACTGTTCCCTTGTAACCTTAACCATCTTTTTCTCCTTTCTTCCTTTCTTCCTTCATAATCTCGACAACCGCCTTCGCAATCTCGTCCTTGTTCTCCAGTATTACTTGCATTGTGCGGTCCTGCTTGCGTATCTCGGCCTTCTCGTATGCTTTTTCCCGGATGCTCTTGAACTCGCACGATAATAGATATACCGTCCACGCGATGGAGAATATAGGGAATGGCGAGATGATGCACGTAGCTACGTCCATAAGCGCAGCGATGAGAAATGTAGGAAAATACTTCTTTGCTTTGTCGCACGTCTTCTTTAGTCCAGTCGACGTTCTTGCAACATGAAGTTCCTTCGCCTTCTGAATGCCTGCGACTAAATCAATCGTCATGGCAACCAGTATCGTAGCAAAGCAGATAAAAATCACGAAGGCGCACAGATATAGATGCTGCACCTGGAATTCATGTATTACTTCGTTCATGTCTATTTTCTTTGGTTATTGATTTTTCGTCTATTACGACAACGAAACCATCATCCAGCATCTTGCCGATTTCTTTTTCAGTTGGTATTCGTATCATTATAATAATTATCTAGGAGAATGATTGCATTCTTCTTGTTTGCGAGTTTCCTTATTACGATATTTCGTCTCTTGTACCTATTCTTTATGCGAACACATTCGTAGTGACCTTGAACATACAGATGCCGATAGAACCGCAAATCCATCTTAAGAATGATGCGCTTCCTGATGTCGTAGCTATCGCAATGCTTCATGTAGCCGAGATAGCTATTAATCAAACTGACGTAATGCTCCAGTTGCTCGATTGAGTAATCTTCCGGCAGGGTGTTCATGTGGTGGATGAGATTCTCGAAATTGGCAACCGTCCTGTTGCTTGCGTAGATTCTTCCATTCTTGACAACCATCCCGGTAAACTTGACACCCCGGCTGCACTCTTGCAACTCGATTTTCCGAGGATGGAGCGTGATGCCTATTCTTGCCAGATATTCTCTGACTTTCGGAATTGAAGCAATCAACACTTCCTTCTGCGCATGAATCATGTAGAAATCGTCAACATACCTTCCATGCCAGTATATATGAAGGAAGATGTCAAACATCCAATCGAAGTCGTTCAAGTCGAAGTTTGCATCATGCTGACTTGTCAAGTTACCAATCGGCAATCCGCACCCCTTCTTGCTTGTCCGTAACGTCTTACCAACAGGAACTTTCGCCATTTCCTCTTTCGGAGAACGCATGATGCAGTTCTTCGTTGGGTCGTTCATGATCGTGATGCGAGAAAGATAGCGTAGGTCTTCAATATCGTCTCCCTTATAGTTCTCAACGATGAACGCATCGACCTTGTCTGCAAGTTCCTTCCTTGCAATGCTCATGAAGAACCCCTTCATGTCACCACGGAGACACCAGCAAGACTTCGTATAATTCTCGCTCACTTCCTTGATGTCTGCCGCCAATTGCTTGACGCCAGCCAACTGCCCCTTGCCGACACGGCAATTGAAGGTTCTGTCGCTGAAGATACCCTCGAATAAAGGTTCAAGTCTCAGCGCAATATAATGGTGGATAACTCTATCGCGATAATTCGCAGCAAAGACCTCACGGTAGACAGGCTTGGAGACAACGAATGTAATGGATGGCAAAGGCTGATAGCTCCTGTTGTTGATACTATCCGTCAAGTCTGTGACGTTCTCGAACAGATTTACAACGAATCTGATTGCGTCCGGAGAAGATGCCTTCCCCTTGTAGCAATCATAATGTGCTATCAAAATATCCTCTCCCTTTACCATTTCCGTTTGTTCTCCACTTTTCCTTAACTAGTGCCGTAACTGGACGCACCCGATTGCTGTTGTCAACCTTACCATTGTTGTTCCGATTGCCATTGTCGAAATTCAGATTCCACGCATTCGTGCCCGAATTCTCTACACACGACCAGTAATTCGTCCGCTATTTTCTCGCTCTAAACATCTTAACTGCTCTACAATGTCGTACAACTGACAATGTAGCTTGACAGTGACGAGACCATTAATTAAGAGAATCGTTTCCACGATGAGCCGTAGCCGCATCATGCTCTCACTTTTTGAATCGGACCAGTACTAAACCCTGCCCGACCTTCCCCAGCCTGTAGCCTGTCTGCCAATGATGGTCGTAAGTCTGCAAATGTCTGCCTCTTGCTTATATGAGAATAGCTCTCTATCAAAGCAGAGACGCAGCAGGGTCTTCAATAATTCCAACTTAATTGTGAATCCGGCCAGATGTCGCGATCTGTTCTCGATGCTCATGTTTGCGAGTTGAATGTATTCGAATAACTCCAGAGCAACATTGATGAGTTTCTCTCCCAAGGTATATTTGTATTTCCTTGGAAAATTCTCGGTCCATGCCACAAGTTTACTGACAAGTTCATAAGTCTGTTGATATATTGGAAGACTGCTTGCGATAGCCATTTTTTATTGCACTATTTCTTTTGTTCTACTTATTATTAAATATGCTCGCATCTCTTCTTCCCTTCAACCTTGCTTGCCGTTCTGCGAACGGAAAGAGTTAAAGAGAAAAAGAGATAAAGAGTTTAAAATGCCGTAACTGGACGCACCCGAAGGCTGTAGTCAACCTTACCATTGTTGCGCCGATAGCCATAGTCGAAACGCAGATTCCACGCACCCGTGCCCGAACCCTCTACACACGACCAGTAATACGTCCGCTGCAAAAGGTCTGCACGCTGCTTTCCGGCATTCTTAATTCGCTGCAGGGCGAGATTGATAGTTTCGAAGTGCTGATGAATGAGCGCATCGTCTCCCATAGTCGGCATCCACCAGTTGTGCTTACCAATCTGGCATGGCTTGCCATTGTCCGTGCGCTTCGTCATGTAGTTCCAGCAGTAAGCGACACCATACGTTGCAGGGTCATCGTTCTTGTAGAAGCTGCTCGCCATGATACCAGCAGTACGAACATTGCCATCGAAGGTGTTAAGGTCGCTCGATTGCTTGTAGCCAATGGAATTGCTCTCCTGTACGCTTCCCCATTTCATCACTGCCGATGGTTCGGTCAGAGCAATACCCAGCCTGTAGCCACCATGCTGGATGACGATTGCATCAGCATCGGCAGCCGTGATACCGATGTTCGTTGTCTGCCATGGTTCGATTCTTTTATACGAACCGATTACTGCATTCTCATCTCCAGTCTGAGAACCCCATCCGTCATTCTGCATCTTGCCGATGTAGACACCATCCTGCAAAGGACGAAGATTCTGTTCAAGATAAGTTTTCATGCTAGCTTTGCTAGCGTCTGTGATGATCTGACCATTCGCTTTCAGCCAGTCACCAGCCTTGATTGTTGAAATTGCCATAATTATTACTTTTTGTAAATTTTTAAAACTCCGTTCTCTTCATATATCATTCCATTTATTGCTCTCGATGGTCTCCCGGAAGGTATACCAGCAAGCGCAAGGTATAGCGTACTTGCCTTCTTGTCAACGATGCACTTTATTCCGATAGTCGGCAGACTTATTCTGCTAGTACCGAAATTGCTCACATCGTTTGCTACTCTAATTTGTACGTAAGTATTAAAGTAATCTCCAAGTTTAAGCTCGTATGGTGTTAGCTTAGATGTATATCCGGTCATTGCTGTCGTGAATGCAACAATCTTATTTTTACCAACATCGTCTTCACCGGAGACCATCGCGCACGTCATGTCTTTATCATCGCCATCTTTTGCGGTCAACTCAGCCTTCACTCCGGAATCTCCATATCCGAAATAAAGAGACTGTTTTTTTGATGCGTCAACATACTGCACGTAGTTAGTGCAGACTTCACAAGTCTTCGTTGCTGACGTATACTTGATAGCTCCATCTGCAATTGTAAAGTTTCCTACGTAGCCGGACGTTGCAGTAACCTTGCCGCTTACTTCTGCATTCGTGACTTTCAGATTGTTGACAATAGCTTCCCCGGCTTCAATATTTCCAGCCTTCAATGCTTCTGCCACGACAGACTTGGCATCAATATGTTTCGCTGAGACCTTGTCTCCCTCAAATAATGCGGAAGGCTCACCACCCTTCTTTGCGCTGACCTTGACTTGATTACCGTATAGCTCAACACAATCGCTTGTAATATTGATGCCAGCCTTCTTCAAGGTCGACTTGTCAACGAGATCTGTCTTGCGCTCTGTCCAATCGGTCATGGTTGCTCCTGCTTCCAGCTTCGGCTGGCAGATATAGATATCATTACCTACTGGCACACGAAGGAGAATGAATTCCGCAAGGGATGGAGAATCATCATTGATACGATAATGTACCCAGTAGCGTTTCCATTCCCCGGAAACCGTCAACTCCACACATCCGTCAGAACTGCTTTTTATCAGAGCACCATCGGATGCTTCTGCGAAGATACTTAGTACTGCCCCATTCTTGTACATATAGGCATTGAACTGCCCCATGCCCTTTGCAAGGAAAGAGAGAATGTAATCTTGCCCGACAGATAACTTGCCTTGAAGATTCCATTTAGCGGCTTCGATGAGTTCTGTAGTATCATTCTTGATGCGCGATATTGCGCATACACCTTCGTACACATTATCCTCGATACCGTTACTTTGGATAAGATTATCTCCCGGGACAAGATGTCTGGTGTTGTCTAGAAGATTGCCGCCTACATAGTCATAGTCGCTTTCCGAGAGATACCATCCCGAATATTCGCTACTCTCTTCCATCATAGGCTTGCAGATATAGGATTCAACCTTGACCCCTGTGCCAACCGTCTTGCAGTTGCACCACACACACACGGCCAAATAAGGAAAATCACCATCAGCAGTTATCGTGAACTCGATTCTCTCCCATGTATTGATTTTCGCAACATGAAATTCCTTGTACTTCCGTGTAGACTGCTCTCTATCTGTATCGGTTTGCTTCTGCGTGTAGAATGTCTCGATGAAGAAAGGAATCTTCACGTTGTCAGCCTTTATCCAACACGATATAGTGTAATCTTTTCCCTTTGTTACAGGAATACTACTAGAGCCTTGCGAACCATCCCAGTATGCACCGTTATACTCGCCATCGCCACTACCGGAATACTTGTCCGTAATATGCAGACAATTGACACCATCAACGCCTGTGTTCTTCTCAATCTTAGCGAGAGGAGATATTGCAACGGCATCCCTGTTACGGAATGAGCTGTTGACGAGAAGATTCAGTCTCCGGTATACCTTCTTGCTGACCTCTAGATTGATAAGCTCTGCCTTCTGATTGATGAGAGACTGTACCTGCGCAAGAGACGTCTTGCTGCCAATTTCGTTCTTGATGGCGGTATACTTCTGCTGAAACTCCTTGTTGTCTCTTATAAGCGAACTTGCGAAGGAATTGATATTGACTGAGAACGGAAGGAAAGCATTGTACAACTTTCCGTCAATCTGTATCTCCACCTTTACACCTCCGGCAGATACAGGAATCTTGATTCCGTTCTCTTTATCAATTGTCACGGTCGAGATATTGAGCACACCGACCTCTTCCTTTCCGTCTCTCATGTGGAATCTACCCTTCTCGCAGTTGACACCAGCGAGACTGGCAATAGTGTATTCGTATGAGGATTCAGAATGCTTCTGTGCGCTCTCATAGACAATATCGCCCTTCGTGACCTTAATCTCTGCCCAATGATTCAGTTCCTCTGATTCAGAGATTACTCCCTTCTCGTCTGCGTTGAAGACAAGGGAAGCCGGTTCGAAGGTAATCATCAACGGACTCTCGCCAGTATCTCCCTTGTCGCCCTTCTCTCCCTTCTCTCCCTCTTCGATAACAGGAACGCTTCCCATTATCGAAGCCAATACGTTCTTCCCTTCCATAAGCGCGATATTATATTGTTGTCTGCAACACGTAGATTAAGCCGTTGTGCTCCGTGATGGTCTTTATCGGAACCGTGAATTCGGCAGCATTCTCGTAGGAGAGAACCTTGATGCCAGCGTAATCATACCAGAACATGTTGAACTTGTATCCGGTTTCCGGTGTTGAGCTGCCACGTCTGTACAATTGCGGCTTGTAGACAAGATTGCCAGTCTCCTTGCGTCTCACCGCTTCTGCACGCAGTTCATTCGTACCTTCCTTGCAGCAGTTAGGAAATAAGATGTAAGGGTCTGAAACGTCATTGATGCTCTGCGTATCCATGCCGTACAACTCGCTTCCCTTGTATACTTCCAGTTTGATGAGGAGAGACGAATTTACGTCTGCTTCATTGATTGTAAACTGTTTCTCTGCTCCGCTCTTCTTGAGCGTCCAGCCGCCATCGTCAGCGTTGTAGTACCATTTATACGTATAGGTATCAGTTGATACAACATCGCCCGAAATAACCATTGCAGCAACCGTACATGAACCGCCCTTCTCAGTAATAGTGAAGAGATTTTTTGTGCTTGTTGCTACAATTGTAACCTTCTTTGTATTTTCCGTTCCGAGCACAACTGTTGCAGGGATGACGGCAGTCAAGTCAACAGATGTATTGTCAACAGATATCGTTGTCACGCATTTAATCGTAAATGAGTTTCCGGCATTGATGTTGACAAGGTTCTTGTTGACCTTAAGGGATGGATTTCCGTCAGTCGTAGACTTCGTGAAATGTCCGCTCACTCCATTGAAGGCTGTTGTTGATACGCCATCCTCATTGAAGGAAATAAGAGTATTATCAACGTACCATTTCGCAGTTGCGTTGGCGAGATTATATGTTGAACCTGTCGCTTCCTGCGCAGAGAATGCCTGGAAAACAATCAACGGCTTACTCTCGATAGTCTCAAAATTAGGAGACACATTCGTAGGCGATGCTGGGTCTCCCTTGTAAGACTGATACAAGTCTCCGATAGTACATTGTAGAATCGGGAAGAACGTTGTACCGTCAGATATCACGGTCACTTGACCGGTTACTGTTCCTTTGCCCATTGCTTTTATTTTTACTTGATTTGACTTCTTTTTCATCGGCTGATGATGCACCGATAACTTCCGGGTCCTTGACCGTCTGTGTATACTCAGCAGTCTCCTGCCCGGTATCACTTATCTTATCCTCGCCACCATAGGCGGCTGGCGTATAGCACTCGGAAGGATGCTCTACTCCGGCAATCTCCAGTTTTGCCTGTTTGGCAGTAAGAAGGACACCGCCAACAGTTGCCGCTCTCTCAGAGAGATTGACACCCTCAACTCCGTTCAATTCAGACTGCCACACGATGCAGTTTCCGTCAGCAGTCTTCGTTGGCTTCACTCCATCGGATAGGATGCGAGAAGCCACCTGTTTAGTTACCTTGATGTAATATCCCATAATATTATTAATTAATCAATTCACGTTCTATCAACTTGTTTCCGGCTTCATCTTCGAGAACCTTGCCCTTGTCGTCAACGAGAACAACGTAGTTTCCTCGGTCTTCCAACGCCACTCGAAGGAACTTACTCTGCTCTACCGGAACCCACATTTCCGTTCCGTAGCCGATGAGCTTCTCGGATTCAGTTCTGTTTCCGTCTCCATCGATGGAGTAATTGACGAAAGCCCAACGAGCCCTTGCGTATTCATTCCAGACGGACGCATCGAGTGTTCCGGCACCATCCGAAACGAATGCAGTACAGAGAATAGACAAGACACCATTGACGATTGATGTTGTAGAGCCGGAATATGTAATATCAAGGCTCGGAATATATCTTGCGATGGTAGTAGTCTCGATTGCGTCTGTCTTAGAGTAAGACTTCGGAAATACTCCATCTGCATTGTACACCGCATGAACCTCGTAAGATATGGAATCTCCTATCATCTCACGATTGATTGATATTCCCGTGATCTGTCCGCTCTTAGATGCCGTGATGGTATCAATCTCCCAGCTCGTAGTCTCATCGTCTGCCGTAATCAGCTCCTTTGTTCCATCGCTGAGAATTCGCAGCCACCACAACTTGACCTTATCACTATCGGTCATGTCGCTGTTACCAACAAATACCTTTGCGTTGATGTTCTGCTCTGCAGGCATGCGCATCGGGTTCCACCGGATGGCGGCTGGCGCATCAAGAGACAGGGTCGCCCTTGCTTCCGTAATATCCTCAACCGTAATAGGCTTTGCTGCCTGGAACTTGTAGATGTACCCGCTCAATGGGTCTGTCCATGTAGCGATGAACTTGACGGTTCTGCGATTGCCTACCTTACCATTCGACTTGACGTAGAGCATACCCTTATACTCGCCATCCTTCTCTACCTCGTAGCCAGCCTTGATTCCGCTTGCATCTGCACTCGGATAGATAAGCGTCTCCCCTTCCGATGTAACCTCGAACCACTTGAATGAATCGAGCTGCTTGTTGAAGACTTCCGTCTGTACCGGATTGTCCGGGTCAATGAGGAAGCACTTAGGGAATAGCTGGCATGGACGCTGCGAGAAGTCTGGCTCATAGGTCTTGCTAGCAGCATCATACGTCTGTCTGTTCGTGATTGCTCCGATGTTCTCAATAGATACGCTCTGCGAATAGGCAGTTGTTTCTATCGATAGTTCTTTCGGATTGCTTTTTCCTAATTCTTTCATATTATCTATATTTTGATTTCTTGCTCTTCTGTGAATATTGTCTTTCCGGCATCAATCTGCGCAGTACACTTAAATGTCGTAGTTCCGGCCTTGTAATCCTTGCCACCGATATCATCGTAGGTAAGAGGAAGAGACGTTCCTGCATTCTTGTGCGTATTGTTCCAAGCGTAATCTTGATCCGGACGTCCTGTATCTCTCGTCCATACAACGTTGTACATGAATCCGGTCACGTCCTGATTATACAGCAACCCGGTCACTTCAAGAGTAGTGAACGGAAGGAAGTTTCCGTCCTTGTCTACCTTCAACAGTTGACTGATGCGGAAGTTCCAGTACTTCGAGGAAGTCATTTGCAGATAAAAATACGGATTGCCTTCAAGAAATCCCCAGTCCGTGAACGGATACGTAGGCGGCAGTTTAGTCATGTCCTTCTTACAGAAGTACTTGCAGCCGTAAAAATATACGCTATCGATTGTAGTCTCATCGCATACGTATGGATTGTCACTATTCGCAACTATCTCGGACCACTCACCCCGGAATCTCGTATCTCTGGATGGAACCTCGACACCGCCAGTCTTCACCAACTGACACAAGTCGACAAGAATACCACCAACTCTGCTGGCTGTATTCCCACCGACTTGCGTCTCATCTCTCACTCTTTTCGAGCGAGTCAAAATGTCTGATACTTCAACCATAAGTTAATCTCCGATTGCATGAATCCTTGCCCTTGTGCTTCGATGCGGCTTGACCTCACCAGCCTTCGTTGTCGCCTTAAGATACAGAAGGGCATCTGATAAGTAACTCTCTGCCATCCCCATGATGTCATTATACTGCTTAAGCGATGAATCGTCCACATGGTCTGAATAATCGTCTCTGTGACGCATTGCACCGCTCCGGCTGACAATTGTACCATCCGAGCGCAATATCTTTGCATACACGAAATATGCAAGCGATTTACGTATTCCACTCGTATACTTCAAGACCTTGATATCCTTTCCGCTCGAATCCTTGCCATCAACAGAGTATTCGCCACCGTCAATGAAGGTATCTGTATTGAATCCCGGAAGAACGGAATCCCCGAAATCACCTTGACCGATGGAAGCCTTGAACCTCTCATAACCGATAGCCGGGATAATGAAGCTGTCTTCGCATTCACGTATGAATACCTTAACCTCTTCCTCGTCAATATGGTTGCCAGTAGGTCGAGCTAGCTGTTTGAACTGCTCAACCGTCAATAATGGTGTTCTTTCTTCTGCCATGGTCTTAATCAATTGTATTGTTTCCTGCGACCTCGCTGCTGATATACTTCAATGGTTGCAAGGTCAAGTCTAACGTTTGCAGAGCAGGGTCTACATAAGCAGAGAACACCTTCTTGAAGGCTCTCTCAATGAATCTCTGCTCAACGGTCACTTCTCCGGCATAGTATTCATACGCATCCTGCATCACTTGACCGCTAAAGCCGAGTTTGCCGATACGGATGGCATAGAACAATTCTTGGTGGAATTGGGCGTAAATGCGTTCAATGACGCTTGCATCCGTCACACTGAACTCCTTGTCGAAGTTCTTAGTTGGGAAAGCAACGACCTTCGGTTCGTCCTCATCGTTCTCCAGTTCGATGGCGAGAATCTTCAATGAGTTTTCATCCCCCTGGAATTGCTGAAGGTCTTCATCGCTTATCATCTGACCGCTATCAATCTCATCGCCAGTCTCCGGGTCCGTCTTTGGCACACCCTTCTTACTGATGAGCATACAGGAGACGAGGAAGTTGTTACGGACGTTCCTTGCCTTGACGTTGCCCAGACCTTCATCTGTTGAGATTTCCGTGATTGCGGAATCATACCGAGCCTTCGGATACACGAACTTACCATCCAAGCTGCACCACATGATCTGACCTTTGTACGTATCGATACCGCCAGCATTATCTATCTGTTGGCTCACGATATCCGGGTCAGAATTGAAGATGTCGAACCTCTCGATATTCTCCTCGGTCACTCTCAACTTCTTGCCGTTTCTTGTCTTACGCTGCGTCCAGTCTTGATGAACGAGAACATGCGCCACGTACCCCTTGTCGTCCGGCTCTTCAAGTCGGCAGTTCTCGAAGGGTACATGATGCACGTCTGACACTTGGCATAGAACGTTATAATTGACGTGAAGGGCGAAACCACCGAACTTTGCCAAGTCGGCAGCAACATTCTTAAGAATATCGTCTGTCGTATCTCCTTCATGGTTAAGGATATAGTCTGCGACAATATCGTTGTCGAAGCCGTACCCTTCGATGAAACGAGCATATCGGTCAATACATAGCATAGCAGTACCGCTTGCTTCTGTAATCTGCGCAATGTTCTGCGGATAGAGATTATTATATCCGTAGGCTTGCATCTTGAAGCGAGATATATAGCTCGTATCTACACGTCTCGCTGGCTTCTTTACTGTCTTAACGTTCATTGCTTAATGGTTTACTCGTTGTTACCGGATGAAGCATCATTGCTGCCCTCATCCTTCTTCTCGGATGGCTTCTCGGCCTTCTTTGCAGCAGGCTTCTTATCACTCTTTACGGCTTTTTCCTTCTTCTCGGATGGCTTCTCGGCCTTCTCTTTCGGCACCTTTTGGAAGTAGTCCTGCATCCCTGGAAACTTCTCAAGGTATTCTGCAGCGACCTCATCGGTAAGGTTCTCGTTGGTGAAGATTTTGCCACCATGGAAATCCGGGCACGAAATGATGAATCCGGCCTTCATTCTATAATTACATTGTTCTGGCATAGCTTTTGAATTTTTAAGAATTAAATAAATCTCAATTAGCGCATCATGGTAGCATTGCTGGCATGTCGTTGGTACGAACTGCTTGCGAACTATCATGAAGTAGAGTTTTTCGATTGTAGCCTTGTCGGAAGCTCCGAAAGGAGAATCGAACCTACTCCGTAGGTCTTCCACAATAGCGACTGCTTCCTTGTATGTCATAGGCTACGCTGCTACGGCTTCGGTCAGAAGGCTCTTATACTTGGCTTCCGTGGTTGCCGCATCAGTATCGAAGAAGAAGTATGCTGCTCTTGGAGCACCAGTCTCTTCAAGGGTAATGAGCCAGCCGCCCTCGGTATCATCAGAATACTTGTCATTCTCGCCTGCACTTGCCTTCAATGCCTGCGCCCAGCCGAACACTTGATACTCTGCCTTGCCGTCAGTACCCTTTGAAAGGTTACGAAGGATAATAACGAACTTGCCGCTAGCAAGACCATCAATGATATTTGCAGCAACCTCTGGAGTATTGGCGAGCACAACCACCACTACGATATTGTTCCAACTGCTGCGGTATGTGCCAACGTTCAATTCGGTCTTGGTTCCGGAGAAAGGCTTGCTGCCATCCTGCTTGATCTGATAACCCTTCTTGCCAGCCTTAAGAACGAGTGTCTTGATTACATTGTCGGCAATCACGCACTTAGAGAAGTCGATATCCTCACGATTGATGATGATGCCATCGCTCTCCAAGCCTTTTACGACCATATCATCACAGGCAATATTGATATCCTGCGAGATAAGTTTCTCACATGTTCCAGTCATAATTTTTGCTTTTTTGTTGTTAGTTTATATCCCCGCCACCTTTTCGGAGAGCGAGGATAACTGACTTAATACTAATTGATAAATTGAAGATGTTAAAGCGATTAATATGCTGCGTGAATCATGTCTGATTCGAGCAATGCAGTACCAATCTTTCCGGTAACGTACATATAGTTTCTGCGCTCCTTTCTTTCAAACCAGATGTCGATGTCGCTGATGAGATTGTCTGCATCAGTACCAACCATAAGGTGTTTTGGATTGCAGAAAACTGCACGATAAGGAAGGTTGATTGCTGCCGTTCCCTTCTCGTAGGCTTTAATCATGCGGTCCCAGATGCCAACACGCGCGATGGTAACACCGTTGTAGTTCGCCACATCGAAACCATCGAACACCTTCTCGAATGGAAGAATATCGCTGTAGGTCTTCTTGATGTCATAAGCGAGAGCATCCGCAAGACCTCTGGTCATGAGGAGAACTGCGCCTGGGTCATCAATGATACGGCTGTCAACGTCCATCAGCATGGTATCGACCAGAGTTGTAGCTGCGCCCTTGGTACGGATAGCTGCAATCTGTGCTGCTGTTGTAGCCTCGCTGTTGGCTGCGATGGTGGTATGGTTCTTTTCTGCGGTTGCAGCGAAGATGCGCTTGAAGAGACCGTCACAGACGTTGAATGCGTCTACGTTAGAGCCAGCAGTCAGTTTACCGCCATCGGCAACCAGTTTCGCTTCTGTGTCACCGAACCAGCCGAAACGCCAAATCATCTGAAGGATTGCACGCTTGAGCGCATCCGCATAGATAGCGAGGAAGTCGGTATCTTCAAGGTCTCCGATATCGGTACCAGTCTTCAATGAATACTCAGCGATTGTTCCCTTCAAGGCTTCATAACATACCTTGATAGGAATCTCCCAATTGCCAAGTTCCCAGCGGTTCTGAGAGTTGGCAATACCCTTCTCTTCATAGACAGGGTCGCAACCACCGCCCTTCTTACCTACCATCTCCATCTCACCGAGAAGAGCGATAGGGTCTTTTTCCTTGACCTTCTGAATGTTCACGAAGCGAGAGAAGTCTTCATCCTTGTAGAATGTCTCCTGAATCGCATCCTTGATACTCGCAAGGTTTGCAGGTTCAAGAACCAGATTCTCGACCTGCTTTTTAGTAAATCCACTCATAGATAAATATTAAAAACAATTAATGATTAAAAACTACTTCTTGCCGTTGAGCTTTTTCAACTTAGCGATAACGGCATCTTTTTTGTCTTCCTTCATGGAAGCCTGCTCACCAGCCTGCTTGCCGGATAGCTGACGCTGCTGCGGAACATAGCTGCTTGCAAACTTAGCAAGCATCTTTTCACCGCCTGCCATCTTCACCGCATTGAGGATGCGCATATCATCCTTGGTCTTAGCCATAGACTGCGCCTTGCTCAATTCTGCCTTCACTCCTTCGAGCTCAGTCTGGAGAGCGGCAACTTGTTTCTTCAACTTGGCAACGGTATCGTCACCGCCTTCGCCTTCACCGCCTTCATCGTTGTCGTTGTTTTCGTTGCCATCGCCAGACTTGATGTCCGTGATAACACCATCCTCGACAACAATTGTCTTACCGTCCGGCATCTCAAATGTACCGTCCGGGCTCGCCTTGTCACCGACTTGCGGGTCGCCCTCTTCACGCTCTACGGTCAGAACTTGACCGTCCGATGTGTTGAGTTCCATTGCGACAACATCATCATCCTTCTTCTCAGACTGTGGCTCGTCCACCTTCTGTTCTACCTCGTCAAGAGACTTGACACCGAAATGAGCAAGAATCTTGTCGAGCAAAGAAGCCTTGATTTCTTTTTTCTGTTCTTTTGCCATTGGATTTTGTTTTTTTGATGAATTATTAATAAAACTTGAAACTGACTTTCCTGCGCTTGCACTGATAGCCGGAACTGTAGAAGAGATTAAGCCGAGACGGATTGCTTCTTTCGTATCGATGAATATATCCTTATCCATCAATGCCTGTACCTCTTCCCGGTCGCATCCGCATCGCTCCACGTAAGCATCTACCATCTTATTCTGCCACATACGCATTTCTTCCGCATGATTCTCCAAATCCTTTGCCGTGACTTGCTCTTCAAGTGCCCAGCAAGGTATCCAAGGATTGTGCAGGAGCAATGATGCGTTCTCATACGCCTTGCGGTTCTCCTTCGGTGCTGCGAGCATGATGATTGTTGCCATGGATGCAGCCTTGCCCTCGATGATGCAGGAGATTTTCTTTCCGCTCTGTCTCAATCGGTCGTAGATTGCCCAGCCTTCAATCACCGAACCACCGTTACAGAAGATACGCATGTCAATTGTATCATCATTCTCCGGGATGGATTTCGCAAACGTGTCGATGTCTTGAAAGCAGACACAATCGCCACCGAACCATTGATACCAGAATTTATTGTCCTGGCAGTCAATATCGTTGTATATTCTTAGTTGCGCCATTTAATTATAGATATTTTTAGTTTAAACTGCTGCAAAGATACGATTATTTTTGATATGTTTTCATTTCAGACACTTAATTTTTGTGAATTGAGCGAAAATTCACGTTCTGAGCGGCTATTTTATGCCTTGGCATATAATTACACCACTTAACAAATAAAACCGCACAGAGCGCAAATCTGATAGAAATAACACTATATTGTAGCAAGAGATTCAATTGTCTTGACCCTTCTCTGCGTCTTGTTGATGTCCTCAACGCTGACAACAGGACGCGGAGCCATCGAATACCCCTTGGCAACGGCAGCAGCCAGCATGTCGATACCGATATTGCTCTGATTGCTGCTTACAACAATAGGCACGCCACCGCCCAATTGATTGAAGGCTGAGAGAATAGGGCTGAACATTGAAGTCGCCTTGGCGGTCATTACACTCTCTCCATTAGAGAGCCTTGCCGGGATGCTGTCACTCGTTCCAGTTCCGGCACCCTGCACATAGCCGCCAGTAGCGAAACCTTTGATTGCCGCCTTCGCTCCGGCAAAAGCTGCATTGATAAGAGCCATCAGTGCAGCAGTACTAGCAACACCGCCCCACGACTTGCTTGCAATCTCTCTTGCTAGGATCTGAGCGTAATAAGCATCAATTGCAATTTTGATTGCATCGAGCAATGACGTAAGCATCGATTTCAAGAATGAGTGAAGAGATTTATCCTGCTCGCTGAAGAAGTCAGCCAGACCATCGCCCATGGCCGAAATCATCTGCGCCATTATCTCCAGCTGCTTGGAAGTTAACTGCGCCTGCTTTTTGTTGCTGTCTTCCTTCAACCCTATCTCGGTATCATGCAACTCCTTCTGTAGCTCCTTCTGAACTTCAACGCTGTTGCTTGTCATGGAGATTTTCTGCTCTAGGAAAGACTTATACCGCTCCAGCCTTGCACTCGTATCTTCATCGTCTCCAGTTCCACCGGAAAGAATGTTGGATTCCTTGCGCTTCTTCTCCATGGCTTCGAACTCTTTATTGATGCCATCGACAACTGCCTTCGCTTGCGCCTTCATGGTCTGCTTAGCCTTAATCAATACATCGAGCAACTTGTCTTGCGTCTCTTGCGCCTTATCCTCGGCCATCTTCCCGGCAGCTACGTAAGCATCGAGAGACCGGGCAATCATTTCCTTCTCTAATTGTTCGCAGTCCGCTTCATAGTCTTGGTCGTTCTCATACATGCCAGCGAGGAAACGCTTCTTCGCATCCATCACCTTCTCGTTGTACTCGAACTGAATCTTGGCTATTGCTTCCTGTAGCTCCTTCTGCTGCTGTTTCTGTCTCTCTTCCTCGGTCTTATCTTCCTTCGTGGTTCCGGTCTTTCCGGTTTTTCCGGTTCCAGTCTTCCCGACACCAGCATTTGTATGCTTACCACCAGAGTTTCCATTCGTAGGGTCAGAAGATGTCGCTCCACCGTCTAGGTTCGCAAGTTTCAGATGATTCAGTCTTCCATGGACGGTGTTCTCGAATCCGTCAACGAAGGAATTGCCTATCTCGGCACCAGCATTTCTGATGTCATGCCATGCTTCTTTGATAGTTCCGGAAATATCAAACACTTCCTTGAATCCCTTCTGCGCTTTCGATAGGTCGAAGGTAACGATACCTTCAAGGATATCAAGGATACCTTTCGCAGCAGAACCCATTCTCTTGAAAGCATCTATTCCGAGATTACATACGAGCTTGATTGCATTCCACATCAATCGGAAACTTGTGCCGATCGCATTGATTACCCCTCGAAGAAGAAGACTGTTGTTGTACCAGTCGATGAAGTAGTTGATAGTATTGAACAATCCCTTCATTATCTGAACGAGAACCTTTGTGCCGAATTGCTTTCCTGCCGTGATGATTGATGCAAAAGCCTTTTGGCTGAAATCGAACATAGAACTCATATAGGTGTTCAGCTCCTTTTGCAACTTGATGTTCTCCAGCTGTACATCTCCCCACGCTCCAGTCTGCTTCTTCACTTCATCAAGGCTGGTGCTCATCGTGTCGAGCTGTTCGATAAGTTGAATACCTGCTTGCGCTCCCTGCTTTCCGAAGACGTTCTTCAGAACATCGCCCACCTGCTGGCTGTCCGCTCCGAAGCTCTTCATCTTCGTGCTGACCTCTTGGATAACATCGAAGGTACTTTTCGTTCCTTTGGCTAGGTCTTCCTGCACCTGCTTGCTGGAAATGCCGATAGCATCAAGGCTGGAAGCCGTGCCGCTGCTCATCTCACGAATTTTCTTGCTCGCCATATCGATGATGTCGAGACCCTTGTCGCTGAAGATACCGCTACGTGTCTGCTGGATGATAGCAACCATCTGGTCTGCCGATATTCCTGCATCGTGGAAGGTAGGCGCATACTGCTGTATCTTATTGAGCATATCGCCCGACAGGTCTGCACCGCTTGCAAAACCCTTGTTGATAACGTCCATCGCCTGCTCGCCCGATAGATGGAAATTAGCCATAAGGTTGTCAGCCGTTCCAAGAACGTCCTTGAAATCCTTTCCCATCGTGTCCGCTGTGGCTGTTATGCTGTTCCTCATCGTCTCCAATGCTTCCCCGGTGTACCCAGTGAACTCCCTTGTCAGTCGTGTGGCTTCCAGCAATCCCTTGTTGTAGTCATAAAACCATTTGAATGTCATACCAACACCGACAACGCCAGCGAGTGCAGCAAAATATGGATTCATAACCAAGCCGATTGCGGTCTTACCGAACGCCTTCAGCTTGTCTGTCAGTCCATCCATATTCTGCGCCAGTTTGATGATGTTGCTAACCTCGGTATCATTGACAATATCCATACCAAAGAACTCCGTCCCCTGCAGGTCATCTGCTGCTTGCATCATCGAGTTGTAGTAATTGCCAACGTTGCGATAATATCGTTGCGTCTCCTCCTCAGCCAACTTCAACTTGTCAGTTATCTCGTTTATATGCTGGGCTAGGGCTTGCCCCTTCGCTCCCTCACGTTCTGCCTTCGATAGCTCATCATAAGCCTTCGTAGCATTCGATAGCTGGGCACGGAGAGATTTCAAGCTGCCTTCGTTCTCCTGCTCTTGTCTGAGATTGTTCTGCAGTTCCTTCCGGAGCACCCGAATATTATCCTTGTATTGGGTAATGACGGAATCGGTTGCAACCATCTGTTTCTGGTACTCCTCATCCGTAATTGCCCCGGCCTTCTTCTGCGCCTTCAAATCCGCTTCTGCGGCTTTGAGCTCGTCAATCTTCTTCTTGTATGATGCAATGCTCTGTATCGCATCCTTGTACTTGACCTTGATGTCGAGGATTCTCTGCTCCTCGGTAACTGTTTCGTTTGCCATAACAATACGCTTTTAATTGATTAATTCTATCATTGTAACCTCTGCATACGTGTCGGCAGTCTTGACCTCGAGAACTGCGAAATATGCGCCATATTGCGAGAGATATACTGGTCTCGTTTCATCGAATTCAAGTATCTCAATATCCGAAAGTCTAAAATATTCCGTGATTACTCTCGCCCCTGCAATCATCTTCCGATAACTTGCCAGTTCTTCATCAAATACCTTTTGAAGGTCTAGGTCAAAGATAAGAGAAGCCTTCCCGGAATCATTCTTCTTCATGCGCATGATGCGGTCCTTGCATGGCTTGTATTTCGTAGCTACCTGCATCGAGATCTGATGCGTATTGAAGTATGAGATATTTTCTTCCCATCCGTAGATAGGAACTCTGTTTCCGTCACTCGCGGCAAACGGCATAGTCCAAACGTCTTGCGTATATTCCAGCGTTCCGTTGGCAATTTTCATGTCTGCATCATGTTGTTCGTAGACGGTCTCGTCTTCCTTCCACTTGTAGATATTATGCTGATAATAACTCTCGATGCTGAATTCAACTCCCCTCGGATGATTCATTTCAGACCTTGCAATCAGTCTACCGGACCAGTCGATGGCTCTGCTCCTTTTCAGATTAAGACTAACGAATGAGATAGTTCCGTCAGAGAAGTTCTGCCGTGGAAATGTTGCCGTAATCAAAGACAGAAACTTTGCGAAGTCAGTCACCTTGACTTCCGGAAGATTCTTCCCGATAGGAAACATACCGCCAATAGGAACTTCATCGTTCTCCTTGATGTTGGCCGTCAATATACCATTGTAGCAGCGCAGACCATAAAGATTCTTCCCGGTCTTGTTTTTGAGCTCGAAGGTCACAAAATCCCCGGCCACCAAGTCAACCGTTCCACGGCCAGCGCAAAGATGAATAAATCTTCCGTTTACCTTGTTCGATTCATAATCAGTCACATATCCGCTAGATGATTCACTCTGCTGCAATCCTGCAATATATGGAGTTTCCGTCCAAGTTCCGTCATCGTTCTTATGCTTAACCTTCATCTCGATATAATTCGGTGGGTATGAGTAGAATGCCTGCAACTCAGTATTCCCCTCACCGAAACTCCATGATTTATGTCCGCTAGGAGTTGCCTTCGATGCGTCCCACGACCACATCATCTGCACATCGAAGGTCAGGGAGCAGTCAACTGCAATCGTGATCTGACTGCATCTTATATTCGCCTTCTCAGATATCACATCACTCGATTCTGATAATTCAAAATCGAGAAGACCAACACTTGTCGCATTAAAGAACTTGCCCTTAATGCCGCCAGATATGGTATTCTCGTCAGCTTTCCTTGTTACGAGTGGGATTGCAAGGCTATCGACCTTCTTCTTCGCATCATCAGCAAAACCAAACTTGACACCGGTCTGCTGCGCAATCAGTTCAATCAGCCACTTGACACTCACAACTGGCTGGAGCGGACCAGCACTCAGAAAAGCACCGCCACCAGACTGGTTGCCGAAATTGCCACCGGAAGAAGATGATGCTCTCGCATTGCTTGCGCTCTCGGTCACTCCTTTAATCTTCAACGTAGTGCCTGTTGAGTATTCCGCAATCGCATTGATGATAAGATACGCAGAGTTCGATGGTGCTTGAAGGTTTATGTCTATAGGATGGCTCGTGCTCGTATATTTAACGCTGTACGCTCCGCCAAGCCGCACCTTGGATAACTTACCGCCCGAGAGATAATAAGCCGCCACAACCGTGCTTAACGCCATATTTACCATCTTATCTACCGAAGGCTTGATGTATACGAGGAGATCGGAAGGTTTACTCTTTACCACGTTGAACTCTGTTTCTCCGGCTGCATTTATCTCATACGTTCCCCATGGTGTTGTCTCTCCGGTCTCCTTGTTCAGTACTCCGTATTCGATAGAGCCAGCCTTCTCTGCCCGAACCTTGATGGATATTGTCTCCATGGCAACGCTCGTTTCGATATTGGCGATACATGCCCCGGCATCAACAAACATTCCGAGCATAGGGTCTGGAGCCGGAAGCACAGGATAGGTCTCGGCTTCCGTCTTCCCGGCATCATCAGCAAGACTGACAACATTCATGTTCTTGTCAATGATGGCGTATGTCCTGTAATCTCCGCTACTGATAATCTCATTGATTGATGCAGTCTCGCCAGCCACAAACGGTACAATGCAGCATCTACATGCGGAATCTTCCTCAATTGATCCGGACACATGTGCCCCGGCAGCGGTTCCGGTTTTTATCTTACCCTCTGTAAGGGTGTACGTGGATTCCCTATTCTTGCCTTCCGTGATATCATAGCCACTCCAGTCTTCCGAAGATGGTTTGACTTGCGTCTGGTCGTAGTCAGCATAGAATACTCCATCTTCCAGAGCCTTGTCATATTCGGAAGGACTGTTCTTCCTCTCGAAGCGAAGATACTTCGTTGTCTGAAGGTCACTCAGTTTCATGTCGCTCTCCTGTAGCGAAGAGAAAGCATGGAACAATCCCCAATAGATGGCTATCTCGATGTTATCCTCGACACTCAGTAAACTCGCGCGTCCGTCCTTGATTACCTCAACACCATTCCGGAAGTATCTCGCCTTGTGGAAAACATACGGATACTTGCTCCCGGTCTTAGGCTTGGCGGCCCAATCAACGGAAGCCATGTTGTGCGTAGTCTTCGGAAGTTCGATGGTATACGTGTTATTCGTCTCCATCTTGGAGATATCCCGGAAGAGATTGCTCTTGATGTCAAGCGTGATGTTCGTGTCTTCTGACAAATCCATCAGCACGCCATCGATGTATAGTTGCTGGTCAATCATAAGCTCTGTATGTTAGTGTTGTTAAGAATCATTTCGCAGGTGAAGTCTTGAAGGATGGAGACACCCTTCGTGAACGTTCCAGCCTTTATCGTCACCGCTTCCCAGTCATCTCCACCAAGGTATCTCTCGACCACAGGGCTTGATGCCACATCTTGAAGGAAGTCGAAAGTCTCAGCATCAACCAGAGGAGCGCAGAGAGATATTGCATCCTCGCGCTGGTAGTTCTGTCTCCTTCCGGATGGATACTCAGAGAGATTATCCCGGATGAACTCAGAATCGCTGCTCACTGTCCTCGCATCATCGCCCTTGGCAAATAGCCAGTAGCGCAGAAAACCATGTCGGTCTACCCATCTGAGATATTCTCCCTCGTCTGCATCATTGTACTCGATGAGCATCAATTCTGTCTGCTTGCCGCCTTGAAGGTAAAAGGTTAAGTCGAAGTGCTCATCGAAGGTTGCCTGCTTGATTTCTCCCTCGAAGGTGTATATCATAGAGAACTCCACATCTGATTCCGTTGGAAGAACCTTGCCGCCAATGTTGATGATACCATCCTCGCTGAGAATGAGAAGATGCCATGGTGTTTTATTGTACCCGATAATAAGTTTCGTCTCCCCCTCATTGTACAGGCCGAAGGAGAACGGATAATGAGTAAACCATGTAAGCCGTTTGTAGCCGTTCCACGTCTCTTTCCGTCTGATTGCTCCCCACACATAGTAAACTGAGAAATCAAACGATGCAGCCGTTTCTCCGGCTTCATTGTATGCGCTTGCGGTAATGGTTACTTTCTGGCCATGGTTACTTACTCCTGTGTCTGCGGAATAATCAACAACAGGGTCGGTCCTTCCATCGAACAACGCCTGGATATACTCCCGATAGTCCATGATTGCATTGTTCCCAAAAGAATCAACCCTGTACGTCTTACTTATCGCCCCGGCCTTGATGATTACTTCAAGCGCAGCGATAGTACCGCTCGCCTTGATAATGCAGGGAAGGAAGGCAAATCCGATGCTCTCTGCATAGCTGAATGATATTCCATTCACTTCTTTCTGTCTCATACCGTTTCATTGTTAAGTTTAATCGAGCCGACTCCAAGATGTATGAGCGAGATTAATCTATCGCCCAGTCTCTTCATCGTCTCTGGTATTACATTCGAGTAGACGTCATTCCTTCCACCCTTGCGATGTAGGCTGCTGCCCTTGCTAGCTATCATGTGGGCGATGGCTCCGGCCATGCTCATATCTCCCCGCTCTTGCGATGTATACTTGTGTGCCCGGTTCGTCCTATATGGAATAGGCGTTCCATGCAATCCCTTGTCGTTCATCCATTGCCGGATGATGCCAGCAAAGCCGTATGGAATCTTGCCTGCCCTTCGTCCAGTCTCCAGTACTCCGAAGGGTCTGTGACCGAAGAGAACCGTTTCTTCATCGCTTGGCTGCTGCACATTAAGGCTTGCGATGGTCTTGCCACTAGCATTCTGACCGTTGGCTCTGATGTGGGCGATGATAAGCTGCCTTGCTCTCTCCGCTTCTTCCCTCATGATTACAGATGCGGCCTTCGCATCGAACTCAATCTCCTTCATACGCAATTGCCGATTGTCTGCTTGATCTGTAGCTGATACATGATACCGGACACAATGCTGCTCATTCTCTCGCAGATAACATCATAGTAAGCCTGTTCGATAGGCTCGAACTTCCTTGATGCGTTGATGGCTGCGATGAACCGGGCACCCTGCTCCTTCATTCGAGTGTAGACTTCCTCGTTATCCTCACCATCTGCACCCCTTGGTGCAATGTCTAGGAATGCGAGTGCAATATTCTCCGTGTCGGTAACCTTGCCGTTGCGGATGGTAGTTGTACCGGACACAGGCATGATGCAGACGATGGCCGGGAACTCCAGACGTTCAAGACGCGTGTCTGCCTTATCCCAAGTATCGAATACGTATGAGAAGCCATCGAACTGCTCCGTGGCTATCTCCTTGACTGTTTTCTCGATTGTGTTCATCCTTGTCTGTGATTTATTTCGTCATTCATAATCTCTTGATATCTCCGCTCGTATTGGTTGCGCTTGTTATCCATGTCGATACACTTGTATATCCTCAACCATGGAGTGCTGAGAACCTGGTCGTGGTCTTGTATGCCCATTCTCTTTGCGTACCAGTCGAGCATGCCGAACAATCCGAAGTTGAGCTGTTCGATGCCAGCCTTCTTCTCCCTTGCCGTTGGCTTGGTGTTCGTACTCTCGAAAATCTTATTAATGCGCTCAACTTCGCCAGATACCCAGCCAACGAAGCGAACCACATCGAAGGCTCTCGCCTTGTCTATCTCCTTGCGTTTTAAGCCGAGAATTGTCTGCACAACTACATACAGGCTCTCGTTGGTATCTGACAGCGAGGAAAGGTCGATTAATTGCCCGATAGATAAATTATCCAAGTTCTCGGGCGTCTCAACCTTGCCTACGAATTCCGGACGGGTAAACTTACCTTCTAGCCGGAAGCCTGCAATTGGTGCTACCTTGACCCAGTAGCCGAATTTCGTATTCTTATCCATGATGCTCTGTATTTAATTCTGTTTGATTACTCTTGCTCTAGCCGTTCCATGGTGAGCAACAGACAACTTCTTCAAGGCTGCGTATCGTATTGCGTCAATGCCGTGATTGAATGCGTCTATCGGGGTGTTAGTTGTCTTTCCGTCCCTGTCAACAATCCACTTGTACGCTTGCATGTTGCCGATGATACCCTTGGAACGTCTGGTAATATGTATCGGGTATCGCTTCAAGATGTCAATACCGTTCTTGATGGAATCCGGACCCTTGGTGCTCCCGATAATCCACAAGCCTTCATTATGTATCTCCTTTATGCTCTTCGGCTCTGCACAATCGGCAACAATGAGATTGCTCCGGCTGATACCCAGTTCCCTGCACCTTCGTGCGATGTCCGGGTTCGTCATGTTGACCTCATAGAACTCCTCGTCCACCCATAACTCGCCATGCGCCAGCACCAGATGTTCGAGAGCGGAAGGGTCGTTGGTATATCCGAAGTCGAGACCCCTCACGTCCATCTTCCATTCATCCTTAGGCGGCAGGGAATCCACAACGTCCCATCTGCTGAATATAAGTCCAGTAATGCGTCCGGTCAATCCTCTAGCATATACCAGCCATAATTCCTTATCCTCAATAGCTTCAATCTTCTCATGCTCGCTCTCTGTAAGGAATCTGTTGTTGCGGTGGTCGCTGATGATGAGCTTGCAATCCTTGCGCCCGATGATATTGTCATGCGCCCAGAAGCGAGCCGTTGGGTTGTAGTCAATGAATATCTGCTTACGTGTTCGGATTGCAAGCTGCCAAAACACATCGTAAGGCACACCGTTTGCCTCGTTCACGAAGAGATAGTCACGCTTACCGTTCTTAGCGTCCTGTGCGTCCTTGTAGCTTTTGAACTCAATCAATGCTCCATTCTTGCCACGATACGTGGATTCAGCCTTATTCGTCTTGAACCAGTCGAGCAGCCAGTTTGAACCATGGATGATTGTTTCAAGGTCTCGCATTGCGCCTACCTTCAAGTTTGGAAGGTCTTGTCCGGCAACCGTGATGATTGCCCTCGGATTGCCGATTGACAGCACTATAAGAAGCTGCATGATAGTGTAAGTCTTCCCGGATGATGTTCCGCCCTGGTTCACAAGGAATCTCGGTTTCGCATCATCGTTCGCCTTGTACAACTCACCAATAACTTCAAATAGTGCCATCTTCGATAAACAATAAATAACTAAAACTTAAAACATATTATGGTAAAATAAAGCTAAAGACCTTCTCGCTGTCTGACCTCTTCCTCGCTGGTAGCACAGGCAACACCAGCATCCCGGTATACGATTTCGACCTTGCCTTGTGCGGCCAGATTCACATCGATTGATTCCCGGTCAAGACCGAGCAGCCTGCATCGTCTCTCAATGCACCGGATGATGATATCAAGATATCTGGTATCACCTCTCGCCCGGTATTCTTCATTCTGCATCTCCTGATACGTGGTAACGACACCAACTTGAACACCTTGATCGTCAGTCTTAGGAACACCCTTCTGTTTCGCTTTCTTCTTCTCGTAGTCTTCCTTCGACTTCTCCCACATCTCCCATGCTTCCTTGATTACGAGGTCGATGCGTGCAAGTTCGGATGATATTCTCTTGTCGGTATCTTCCAGCCTGTTCTCCTTCCACTCCTTCAAGAGCGCATCAACGTCTCTCTTCACGGTCTGCAGGGAATAGGATGGAAGGTCGAGCCGCTTCATCACCTCGGCTCGTATCTCCCGATAATTGTAATTTCTGCGCCATAAGGGAGCAACGATTTCCAGTCGCTGTTCCTTCGCACAATACTGCGCCTTCAATCTGTTATTGTTTCCTCTTGGCATAATTTCAACATTTAGATAAAATCAATATCTCGCTCGTACGATATACTCTCCAGATAGTTATTCGCACCGCTCAATCTACATGGTTTCTCGCATTCTCTCATGTCAACATGATGGCTTTTCTTCTTCTCCATGATATTGATATCAAGGACGTGTCCGACAATATCCGTAGGTCGATGGCAGCAGTACGGCACATTTCCGTCCACATCGACAGTTATCACGGACCAGTTGGCAACACACCACGATGACTGATAGTCGACCAAATCAAACTTGAATGAATATACGATTCTCTTATCTTCAGCCGGAAGAACCTTCTTTATCTCGTCAATACTCATTCCTTTGCGATTCTGCGATTCAATCGGTCTGATATAGATATAGTCCACGTCCAGCCATTTAACCGCGTTATAGAACAATTCTACGTCTGACAGATTAAAGCTAGCAACGCATTGTACCCCTATCTTCATATCGATGTCGCAACGCTTTTTGTACTCAATCAAATCTCGAAGATGATTAAGTACATCGTCAAGTTTATCTTTGCCCCGGATAGCCTTGTATCTCTCCCTGTCTCCGGCATCAATGCTGACCTTTACGAAATTAGCCTTGCAGAGAACTTCGTTAACTAGGTTCGTGTTGATGCCGTAAGGAATTTCGTTTCTTTCGAGCCATCCTGTAATTTTGTCAAAATGAGGATTGATTGTAGGCTCACCGCCACCAGTCAAGATGATACCTCTCACGCCCATCTGAACCAGTCTTGTCGCATAAGCAACAAAATCATTGAACTGCATCCATTTCCCTGTATTGTGCGCATAGCGGCAATAATTGCAATTAAGATTGCAGTAGTCAGTAAGGAAGATTTCTGCCGTGATAGGCTTATCCATCTTCTCGCATCGCTCATAATACTGAGCAAGTTTATTGTCTCTTATCATAACTTTTTATATTTAGCGTCTATAATTTTCGGTGCAACGTACTTCCAGTCAACGTTATGATGCAGACGTTTCTCTTTCCATCCCATCATCGCCAATTTCACGGCAGAAGGGCACACGACAACAGAACTAAAACTCTTCGAATACGTCCCGTCAGCCTTGTATACTTCTGTCATTCCACCTTCATTCTTTTGCGATTGCTCTTGATTAATTGCAACCTGCACCAGAGTGAGAAAGATATATCCCTGCTGCGACAATCTGGTATACGTGTTAACATCATCGTTGTACCGGCCTTTAAATTCGAAGCGTCTTTCTACTGAGCATATCATCGTATTCATTGCCTTTCTCTTGCTTCCTATCTGCTTTAGCATATTATTAGCAGCCCCGCCAATAAAATCACCCCTCTGCGCCATTGCAATACATGTTATCCGTGGGCATGAAATAAAATACTCCAGCATTCTTCTCCATATGAAGTTGAGATTGTTGATTGAACGCTGCTTTACCTTGCCTGTATTTGTAAACGTAAACGACATTTGTACGTAATCATCATCGAGTTCGATGAAGTACTTATATCCGAGCTCCTGGGCAATATCGAAACATGCGTTTCTCGCGTACAGGATGCAGCGATGGTCTCCCTTCTGGATTGCATCGCAAGCATCGATATATTTCTGCTTGTTGAAGACGTAGCAGTTTTCCTTGCCATAGATGGCGAAGTACTGTTCCAATTGCTCGTCCTCATCATCCAACACCAGCACGATGCGGCCAGTATATCCAGCCTTCCTTGCAGTCTTGTATGTCATTACGTTGTCAGCACGTCCATGCGTAAGGATGAAGGCGACAAAATTATCTCTGAATTCATTCTGCGTCATTTCCATGTTCCTTTCCGTATTGTTCCATGAAGTCTTTCGATATCTTCACGAATCCGTCTTCAATAGCCTTGTCGATATCAACAATAACCAAGGCAGAATCTTCCATGAACTTCTGAACCTCTTCCGGTGCCTTCGCATAGAAGTCGGCCACCTTCTCGTAGTTGAACTTTACATGGCGGTATGCTGCCACCTTCAAGAATGCTTTCGTTGGCTCGTCCAGATCCGGAGAATCCTCAATTGCAGAAATGAGAGAATCTGTCTTGCTGGTATCGTAGCAGTCACCGATGGAAATATCCCCATCCTGCGGCTCGTAGATAGGAGCGACAATCTTTCTCTCGTAGTTATTATCAGAATTATCGTCTGCCCCCCCATTCTCCTCTTCTGCAGGATTCTTACCTTCGAGCTGCCAGTCTTCCATGCCCCAATCTTTGAGCGCATCGGTATCCCAGTCGTTGGCTAACATGTTGGCATCCCAGTCTCCGAAGCCTACATTGTCCTTAATGATGAACTCCTTCTTCTGTGCTTCCGTGAGGTCTGATGCCATGACGACGGTTGCAGTTGGCTGCTCCTTCCACAGGCTCCAATAGCGGGCGATTAACCGCTTCTCTGAATCGGTCAGCCGCTGGTCTGTGTCGAGAACGTCCTTGATGTTTTCTGATGTCATGCTCACGATGTGGCAGAGTGCCCTCGTTCTCATGTTGCCACCCAAGACGTTCATCTGGCTGTCAACCACAATCGGACGAAGGGAAAGCATACGAGGAAAAACGAGAAGGCTCTTGACTAACTTCTTGAACTTCTCCTCCGTGATTGTTCTCGGGTTCCCGGCATTCTCGGTAATCTGAGATAGCTTGATTTCTTCTGTTTTCATCTGCAATTGTATTAAGTTTTTGTGTCCGTAATTCAAACACCTCGGCAAAGATACGACTTTTCGTTCACTTTGTTAGTGTTCAGAATAATATTTAACGTTTATTATCGTTTCAGTCGGCTCACTTGTCGAAGCTGCCAATCGTTCTCTTCAAGACACTCTCCTTCTTTTGCCCGATAGGCTTGACCTTAACCGTATACCCTGCGCACATCCATGCAAGCAGAAGGGCGTCTCTCTGGTCTTGGTTCATTCTCGGCATCTTACCGTCTGAACTCATGAAGTAGGCGAGTTCGTCTTGTGTGACTTTTCCGTCCTTCCCCTTCCAACATTTTTTCAATGGCTTGATAATTTCGTAGGGAATATTGTAATGCTTGCAGCATTCAACGATGAGGATTCCTGTCTGATGGTTCATTCCGGTTGATCGTCCGATTGCTGCTGCCTTGACTGCACTCATGTATCGACCCAGCACATGCCAGTTGCTCTTGTTAAGCCAGCCGCCTTCAATAACGACCTTGACCTTTTTACAACTCTCGTTCATAGCTCTGAGATAATCAATCATAGCCGGGAACTCCATCTTGTAGGCTAAGAATGTTCTATCATCGAAGACTGCACCAACACCGCTTTCCTGGTTGTCGGGGTCAATTCCAATTATAACTGTTCCTTTTTCCATTTTTCTTTGAAGTACTTTATTTTGTTCGAATTTCACGCATAAGCGTTTATTTTGTTTTGCTGGTATAGTTTATCATCCAACACTCTTTCGTGCGCGCACACACGCATACACACGTTATTATCTCTATCTTATCCCCTACCCCTTTTCTTTCCCTTGTTTCTGAGCGATAAAGAAAGCTGGCAGGGATTCCGGAACTTGTCTGCGGTTGCAAAATAAATGAATAACAATAAATGTATATGATGCAGACACTACCTTCTTTCCCAGCCAGCCGTAGGATAAAAGCATAATTAAATTATATCATCGTCTTCTTTCTACTTCTTCATGTACCACCTCGCTTTCTTCGTTTAGATGTCAGACTTCAGGAGATGCGTTTCCGGCTCTCGTATGTAATTTCAAGATGTTATAAGACTTTATTACGTTGCCGATATATAAGAGCCTATCCCCCTTCTGTCCTCGCTGGTTAAAAACTCTATTTATGAACTCACGACCGATTATTCTTTTTGTTTTCGAGCAGCCATGCCAGATGCGCTGCCTGTTGCGGATTCTTGAACATGGAAAGAACCTTCTCTACGTCCGGCTTCTTCCTCTCACGCATCGCCCTGTCGGCTACCCGGTTCTTGGTACCGTAGTTCCGGTAGTGCTTGCTCCAGTACTCCTTTTGATACGCCCGGTATTTCTCACGGTTTCTCTTTCTCCACTCCTTCGTGGCTCTGAGAATCTGTTCCCGGTGTTCCTGGTAGTACGTTCTGTTCTTCTCCCTTGTTGCGAAATCGCTCATTGCATTTGCGTATTACCTGATGTTCTACATATTGCTTGCGTGCCGAGCAGTATAGCCCATTTAAGCAGTTTCGCCCGGCATCGCAAGCCTTGCAAAGTTCACTCGCCATAGACTAATACGGAAGATGATCTGCCGGAAGTTTCGTTCCTGTCAGATACTCGTGACCGTCAAACGGTATGCAATGATTGAACGGATAGGAGTTGCCGTCTGTTATACTGAAGGCAGAGAACTGCCCGCCAGACTGGCATTCGATAAAGATGGCTGGATTCCATTTGTCGTTATCCCCATCCCTTACCAGCACCTTGTCAAAGGTCTTGAAGCAAGGCTGCTCCTTCTCTTTCTTCCAGATGGCGTAATGTTTGTTGAACAGTTCGACTTCGTTCTCTGTCGCTTCTCGAAGTTCCTTGTTAACGCTGATACGCAGGTCGAAGGCTTGGTCGGTCACGAAATTCTCGGTCTCAATCTCATACTGGTTGCCGAATGTCAGCGTGTCCTCGCTTTCGTTCTTGGCGATAAGTTCGCCTATAATTGCCAGCTCTCCGTCCTCGTCTTCCTCGTTAAAAACGTAGAGTTTACCAATTTCAAACGTTGGCTTCAAGTCAACAATCTGCTTCTTCTCAGCATCCCATCGTTTGCCTTCCTTTTCGAGAGCTGAGAAGAACTGTTTTTTCTCTTCTTCTGTGGCAAGGCGAATTTCTACGATATTCTCTTTGAATATTTTATATTCACCACTAATATCTAATTCATGTGTTGTAGTGTCTAGTGAAGCGTGGTCGTATAAGTCACCATTCTTTTTAGAGTAATTAAAGATTTCGATAAAAGCACTGCCCTTACATTTCACGAACAAAACATCCCCATCCTTGAACTCTGGATTCTCTATCTCCAGAGTATCACGGTTCAACTTGCCACCCAAAAATTTCTCAATAGTGTTGATGTATGTCTTGGCTTCATCATCGCTAACTTTATTAAACAGAAAAGTTATCATTTCGGATTTTTCTTTGCTATAATCTTCGAAATATTCTTTCCAAAGATAATGCTTGCAATTAAATCTTGTGTAGCAATTATCTTTAAACCCTTCAAAGATAACATGTACGTCTCCGTTTCTGTGAACGAGCACGTCTCCCTTCTTGAAGAACTTGTTCCAGTCTCTCATTTCGTTGGAAGGGAAGAGCAGAACTTCTCCTTCTTTAGAGACTTTTCCGTTCTTGTCGAAAAAGTGTTCTCTTCCAGCTTCGTCCTCAGTCCAGATTGCTTTCGCACTGTCCTTGTCGTTTGCCATTCCACTGTGCCACACCCTTCCACATATTGGCGTGTATAGCTCTGTACCACGCTCTTCATCTTTGAGTATCTCGTAAATATCAATATCTTTCTGTTCCATTGTCTGAATGTTTTTATTGTTTATAATTTCTCTTGTCCGAGTTTCTTGTATAGCTCAATCAGCTCCATTGTATCGAGCCAGAAGTCGGTGTTGCCAACGTATACGTGATGATGATGATTGTCATTGATGATTTCTATCTTCTTCATTTCTTATCTGCGTTTAAAATTGTTCGGGTCCGCATTGTAATCTTTGAGGATACATTCGAGAGCCTTGATTTCATCATCTGCCAGCCAGATGTCATCATATCCAACTGACAGATGATGAAGCCCACACTCACGGACCAGTTTTATATCAACTCTGTTCATAGCCAATACGGTTTATCATAACTATCTAAAAAGTTCCTGTTGCGGATGAATGATGTCTGCCCGCTTCTTCTTAGCCGCCCAGATGAGAAGGTTAATGTACTTCGTTCCAGCCTTCTTCGCAAGGTCTCCGATGATGCAGGTCAGAGCATCTTGAACTGCTTCTTTTTCCTTGCCGTAGAAGATGCCGAGTTCATCATATCTGCTCGGATAGGCAACAGGGCTGTCGTACTCGGAATTTCCCTTCTGAATACTGTACCCCCATATCCAGCCGAACTGGGTGTTGGCAGTCATTACCTTCCATCCCCAGTTATCTGCATCCTCAATGGAATATTCGATTACGTGAGGATTGATGCACTCATCCTTGATATTGTACTGGAAGCCTTCGTGCTCTGCGACCGGCTTCTTGATGTCGTAGCCGTTATCGGTCAGCCACTTGAACCAGTCGTTCGATGTCTTGAATACGAGCCCAGCGGCTCTGCATTCGTGGAAAAACAACTCGTTCATAGCGTAATCTCTATAAAGTGACACTCAGCACAAAATGCGCAAGCACAATACTCGCCCAGTTCCTCTTTATCAAGGGCACACACATCGCAGCCACTTTCGTCACGAGTATCTTTCTCAACTTTGAGAACCTTGTCTTCTACATTCAGAATCGTACCTTCCTCGAAATCCCTGCTTAATTCGTTAGGTTCATTAATTACAATTACTTCTTCTGCCATAATTCTTTCGTTTAAAGTGTTTATTATTTATCTGTTGTGCAATTTACCGATTGAGGAACGAACACCCCGCATGCGCGAAATATTCGCCCTCATTCGTGATTATATCAAGGCTTCCAGTCGATGCCAAGACGCCGCAGGATTCCTTTCTCGTAGTATCTCATCATTGATTGTCTAGCCGGAATGTTATTCGGATTCTTTTTCAGATCCGCAAGCACCTGATTAATGACGCAAAGGAATTTCGCATCCTTATTCTCAGTAACAGGAGCCTGCAAGGTTTCTTTCTTCCATCGCTCTCCGATGCTCTCACGGCCATCTGATGAAGGAGCGGCAGCAATATTACCGTTGCCCGGCTGCTGGCTTGCAGGCTCGTTGTTAAAGTTTCCTTCCAGTACCTTTGCGAAGTTCTGCTCATTACCGAATATCCAATCGAACTTTCCGAGCCACCCGTGCTTATTGTTGCCGTTCATGAAGTCAGACGCCATCGCAATGTCAATCGCCTTGAACAGGGTGTTCATGTCTCCATTGCATTGACGGAACCTTGCCTTAACCATCACCTTGCGGTTCTCGGTCATGAGCGTAATAGGCGGCATCGCACTCCTCGTCTCATCATGCTTGCGGTTCCAGTATTCCTTGACGGCTGCGTAGTTTATTCTTTGAGATTTTGAACCCTTGCCGCCACCGGGTGTTTCGGTCTTGACCGATGCACTCTGAATACCTTCTTTAGAAGGTTTATTTTTATCTGCAAGTTTACTTGCATCACTATCACTATCACTATCACTATCACTATCACTATCACTATCACTATCACTATGGTATCGTGTCGTATCGTTTGGTATACGCTCGTATACGGTCGTATCGTTTGGTATACCATCGTTTACTTTGGTATCATTCGTATTCGATTTATTCCATCGTTTACGAATGTTCTCACGATTACGCTCGCATTTCTTCTGGTATTTTTGCTGGTTTCTGTCTATCTTATCTTTGATGAAGACGAAAGCCATACGCACGACTGGCTCGAGCTCAATGATTCTGCCATCCCTAGCGTAGATGAATAGTGCTCTTGATAGCTGGCCAATCTGCTCATCGGTCAATCCTTCGATAAGCTGATAGTCTGATGTGTATAGGATAAATGATTCACTCATGATGATAATTTCTTTTTCAGTTTATTGAGGAGCAATGTTGCTCGTCTGACCTTGTTGATTTCCCTTGTTGTCAGTCGTGGCTCGCTCCTCATCTTAGCAATGTAGGCTTCGAGATAGCCTACAATTGCCTTGATGTCTGTTGTTGATGTTGAATGCTGCATAAGCAGGAGATTTATTTAATGAGCAACCTTCTTGCGCCTTGCACCGTCTTGATGTACTTTGCGCACGCTTTAGGATGATCTGCCTGGAATGCCTTCGCATCGAACTTCTCAGATGCCTTCGGTGCCTTCCATGTTGCCAGCGTCTTTCCGTTGTCCGAAATGATACTCTCAGCATCCCCGAAGAACAACTTCAAGTTCGTCTCAATCTCATCCTGCTCGGTCTCCAGTTTCTTATTTTGTTCCTTAAGTTCCTTAAGCCGGGCAATCTGTTCAAGTATCTCCTTCGTTGCGGTCACTTCCTTACCAGCTACATGGAGAGGAGATTTCAAGAGAACATCTTCCGCACTATAGGCTGGCGGTTCTTTATCCCCGATGATGTAGTCAGTCCAGAAGGTGTTGATTTCTCCTTTCAGCCAGCCGAAGAACTCTGCATCGAAATCGATATCTCTGTACCCGAATTCTCGCCCGGCAGTCAGCCATGCCAACGCTCCATCCTTGTACTCACCAACTCCGAGATTCATTTGCAATTGGCAGAACCAATGTTTCGGAAGGTCATCGGCATCAATCTGCATCTGAGTAGTCTTGCATTCGAGGATAGACTTTTCCGCTTCATTGTGCTTTGCTCCACTACGCCAGAAGGTGCGGTCTGGAGATACACGAAGTATTGGATTTTCCGGGTTGAGGATAGTGAAGTCATCGGTCGATGCCTTGATGATCTGACAACCGCTCTCCCTCTGATAGAACTGGGCAACGGCATCTTCAAGAATGTGTCCGGCCATCATTGCGAAGTTCTCAGCCTTCGGTCCATCCAACCCCTTTTTCCTCCGCCACAACTGGTATGGAGTTTCCCAAGGATTGAGACCAACAACCGTTCCGGCTTCACTCGCGCCTATTCCCTTTGAGCGGTTCTGCAACCACTCTTCTCTGTTCTTGTATTTAATTACCTGTTTCATTGTTTTTTATTTTTATCGTTTGTGTAAAAGTACTTGCTTGCTGCTTCAAAAATAAGCTGGCGAAGGAATCCATCCTTTTCCATTGTTTGTGCAATTCCGCTTGCGAGGAGATTGACTGTACCGGAATATGCAATATGAAAATCGAACCCTTGGTTTCCGGCTTCGTCCATGTCTCCAGTCGTCTCAGCTGCAATCTGTAGATAGTTTCTTTCTTTCTCGTCTTCCTCGACCCACGCCTTGTAAGCATCTGCGGTTCTACTAAAGTACTTATCGATAGTGCTCTCGTGTCTCTGATTGTTTTCTTTTTCTGCCATAATTTTCACGCTTTAAAAGTTCTACATCGGATTGTTGATTCTGAGCTGGAATCTTCCATCCTTCTTTGATGCGGATTCTGCTGGCATGTGCCATGTTGAACCAGCCTTGCTTGCTGGCATAACAACCTCTACGTAAACGTCTCCTTTGAGACCTTTCATCGCTTCTCTTAATTGTTTTACTGTCATATTACTGAATGATTAAAAGTTGCCACTGGTTCCCTTCCTAGCTTTATTGATGGAAGCCCACCCCATAGGTTGCCCAGTGGCGATTCGGGCAAACGTTATAACTTTATAAAATGAAAACTATTTCTTTGCTGCTGTGCCCTTGTTTCCCTGGCTACGCTGCATTGCCTGCTGAGCCTTGTTCTTGGCATCATCGGCTGCAGCCTGTGCCTGTTGGGCAATCTGTTTCTGTTCCTTCGGTTTATGGAAGGTTTCTTCAACTGTTGTCGTACCTTCAGCGATTGCGTTGTAAGCACCAGCAATCTTCTGTACGTCCTCTGCGGTCACATTATCAGATGATGTTCTGCCGATATAAGCAAGAATGTCACTCTCGGCCAGATTGTAGGTCTTCTGCATGAACGCAAGCCATTGTCTCCAACTCTCCTTCACGCCAACCTTGTTGATGTGTTCAAGTGCCTTGTTCTGCACGCTCTTGACAACGTTCTTGATGAGCACTTGCGGAATCACCTTGCAGATAGCATTGCGAAGGGCAATTGATACGGCAGCATTTCCAACCACCACCTGCATGTCCTGTGAAAATGTCTTGCCGTATTTATTAGTGATGTTGCGCTTGACCTCTACCGAATAGGCGACGTTTGATTCCAGATCGTGACACACACCCTGCGCTGTAATAGTCTTGCCATCATTGCCAATGATGCGGCCAGCGATACGCAAGTTCTTCCAGCACGCAGAGATAATCTCGGTAAATCGGACACTCGGTCCTTCAATAATTGCCTTCTCTCCATTCTTGTCTGTTCTCTCAAGATGATAAAAACAATTGTACGCTACATCTTCATCGATTGACGCAAGTGCAATCATGTTATTCTTACACTGTTCAATGTCGCGCGGGTATCTCTGAGCCGTTGCAATCTGAACATCGATTTCACTGCGGTTGATAGCTTCCAGCATCTCGCCACCGCTTACATTGATAATTTCGTTATTGTCCATAATTTCTTTATGTTAAGTTATTGTTATTCCCCGGCCAACTCTGCCATGAGCTGGTCAAGTCTCTGTTCATTATATCTATCTGCCAAGTCTTCCTGTTCGACCGATGAAGGACACTCCTTGATGTAATCATCGTATACGTCCTGATAGTCGACGCACTCCTCGATTGCTTCTTCCAACCTCACGCTGTCATTGTTGCCGATATGATGGGTGACAACTGCCACGTTGCAGTCCGGATGGCACCACACGCAGATATTACCAGCCTTCGTCTTGATGTCTACCCTTGCAGATTCCGGACGTTTCGGATTCCGGTCAATCTCCAGCCAGATGGCGTCATACATTGCCTTCTTACATTGTTCGATAATTTTCATTCGTTTCCTCCTCGCTGATTGAATATGTAACTTTGGAATGTCTCACGGCACTGTTTCAATATGTCGTTATCTATTCCGTTCAGATGTATGAGCGGTATATTATCGAGTGCCACGTAAAGGTTGCCCTTAAACTCTCTGTACTGGATTCTTCGCTCTGCCTCGATGTAGCACTTGTTGTTTAGTTCGCAACGCTTTCGGGTCTTGCGGTTCGCCTTCCAGCTAGTGATAAGCCAGCAGATGTCTGTGTACTTCACAATCATCCTGCGCATATTGATTGATAACTTACTCATAGGGCAACCCTCCACGCTCTCTTGATTTCCGAACCTTCAATAACCTTGCGGTTGTCGATGCGTCTGAACTTGTACTTGATTTTGCCAGCTTCGAGCCAGCGTCTCAACGTGTTGCGATGAACACCCAGAGCCTTGCATGTCTCTGTCATGGTGTATCGCCCTTTGTCTGATACCTTCGGTTCTGTTGTACTCATAGCTTACCCTTTCATATATAAAAGTCCGACTAGCATTAATACATACATGGTAGCAATGAAACTGTCATTCGTTACCAGCTTAATAAACTTTTTCATGTGCTGAATGATTAAAGATGAATAATTAATGAGCAATCTTCTTGCGCTTCGATACAATGACGCCAGCCTTGACAAGTATTGCTCTGATGTTCTGCGGAGTGCAACCTACATGCTGTGCAATCACCGCCATGATCCGGCTGTCCGATACATCCGAATTTGCCTTCTTTCGGAAGTCTTCGAACATTGCCAAGATGTTCTTTCTTCTTTCGTCCTGTTGCTTCTGCAACAGGGTTCGAAAATCATAGTTGAAATTTTCTCCCATTTTTATTTGTATTTTCAATTATTTTGTTTATCTTTGCAAAAGAGTTTTGAAACTCTGTTTGAAATTCGTTTGCAAAGATAAGAAGAAAATTTGAAATTCAGTTGTTTTTCAATTGTATTTTAATTCTGTTTAAATTAATTTTAAATACATTTACAATTATGACAGGAGAAGATTTAAAGGCATACATAAAGAAATCGGGTCTGACAATGACCGATATCGCCAAGCAGATGGGCACGACCCCTCAGAATATCCAAGCAAGGTTATCAAGGAAGACCCTTAGAGCGGATTTTATTCAGAGAGTGAAATCTATCGTAGATGCTTACTCTCCACTTCCAGCAAGTATCGAAACTGCTGTTGCAGGCTCAAATGTCAACGGATCGAATAGTTCCAACGTTAGGCAGACCATCACAGCTGACGGAGAAGCATTGATCCGGGAGAATGAAGTCTTGCGCCAACAGAACCAGTTCCAGCAGAAACAGATAGAAGCGCAGCAGAAACAGATTGATGCTCTGCTCGCTCTCGTTAGTAAGTAATATCAATAATATTGGTATGATGAAGAAGATAATAATATTATTTGCGCTTGCGCTCATGTGCATGGGCGTGCAGGCTCAGAGCAAGAATATCAAGACCATGCTCTTCTCGAAGCTGGGGTATGACGTACAAGGCAAAGATACTACCTATTATGTCACGCTCACGGCTTACCATAATTCCTTATCGTTCATCGGAAGGAACTCACTTATCGAGAACATGCAGAAGATTCTCAATACAGAATTGAAGAAAGGTGAATCGTTCCAGTTGACGAATCCTGCGAAAGACGTCCTTTCTTTCAGAAGCAAAACTGCGTTCTGGGTCAACAGAACGTTCTCGATAAGCAAGGCAACGGCAGCGAAAACTCTTCGCGCTCTTGGCATAAAGGCATACACTCAACACGAAAAGAACGCTAGAAACGATAGTATAGATGACGCTTACAGATTTTCGTATTGATGTTCTCGCCAGATATGAGAAGTATCTTCCAGTCTTGACGGAAGGAGAGATTACCGAGCTCATGAAGCACCACCCTTCCCTGGGCACGCTACAAGACTGGGAGAGTAGATTGAATAATCACCGGGCACGCATGGAGCAAGTCTTCAATCGTGCCTATCAAAAACAGAATTATGGAAGTAGAGAAAAACGAAATGACCGTGACAATAGTCAATAGGTTCTTCGCAGCGATAGACCGTCTTGCTGCTGATAAGGTAATAAGAGGATTGAAGACCTTCACGACCAGATACAACGTGAACCGCCCGAACTTGGTTACAATGAAGAGTAACCCGGAAGCATGCGGCCAGTTCCGGCCAGCACTCCTCGCCTATCTCGTCAGAGATTACAAGGTCAACCCCTTCTGGCTCCTTCTCGGAGAAGGCAGTTTCTATTCAACAGGATTCGATGCGGAAATCGTTCAAAAACTGCAAGGAAACTGCACGAAAAAGAAGGCTGTTATATAATCATCTAATAATCAGCATATAATTCGATTCATATAGATTTTTAGATAAAATATAGAAAAATCATGAAGAAAAAGTTGATTTACATCGGTATTTTTGCTTCTTTGCT